AGGCCCTTCATCGGCTGGTGCTGTGGCATTTCAATCGCTTGGCATTGGATCGGTGTCAGCATCTTGCAATGGATAGCAACGGCTACTGGATCTGAAATTACTTATCCTACTTTTGATTTATCCCAAATGTATCCTATCATAATGGGTATGCTCGGTTTAGGTTTTGCTCGTACTTACGAAAAAAAACAAAAAGTGGATGACAGACATTGATTGATTACGAGCCTTTAAAGGACAGGATTAAATCCCACGAAGGTTATCGTGATACAATTTATTTAGACACAAGAACTTTTAAGACGATAGGATACGGACACCTTTGCAGAAAGGATGAGGTATGGATAGAAGATAAGCGGTATTCTAGGAAGGAACTCGAAAAGGTATTCGAGTATGATTTTCGAAAAGCGGTTGGTCAAACTGATGACTTACTCAAGACAAAATTAAATGTTACAAAGGATTCTTTTAACAAGGATGCGTACTTTGTGCTGATAGAAATGACATTCCAGCTTGGAATAGGAAATTTAAAAAAATTTAAGAGAATGATCTCTGCCCTTGAGAACCGAGATTGGCGGTTGGCATCACAAGAAATGGTTTCTTCCCGATGGGCAAATCAAACTCCGAAGAGAGCAAACTTTTTGGCAAATGTTATGTCCGAAATAAATAAAGAAAAATCAGCTAAAGTATAAGGGGAAGTGCAGAAATGAAATATTATGCAAGTCCTCATCATTGGTGATTCACACATAGATGACAGCCAAAGTTTAGACAGATTTACTGCTCTTGGCAATTTCATCGTAGATAAACAACCCGAATACATCGTTTCTATAGGCGATTTTATTACCCTTAACTGCCTTTCTGCGTGGGATAGGGATAATCGGGCCACCCTAGAGAATCAACGATACTACAAGGAGGTTTTAGCGGGAAATAAGGCAATGAATCTGCTGGAACATCCAATCAATAAGTATAATAAAAATAAGAGAAGTAAGAAGTATCAGCCTAAAAAGTATTACCTTATGGGAAACCACGAAGATAGGCTGACAAGATACCTCATTAAAGATCCCACTTTTGAAGGACAAATCAGCATCGAGGCCAATTTAAACCTCAAAAAAAGGGGGTGGCGTGTCGTACCATATAAATCTCACATCAATATTAACGGCATATCATTTACCCATATCCCCATTTCAGGAAATGGTAGTCCAATTTCAGGAGTTAATGTATGTAGGAAGGCACTCAATCTATACTCTAATTCGGTCATATTTGGACACACACACCAGTTTAATGTCGAGAATATGTTTAGGCACGGGGCGAAGCATTTAATCCAAGCATTGAATGTAGGATGCTTTTTTGAGCATACCGATCCCTATGTGGAAGGGGCTGTAACTCACTATTGGCGGGGTATGATTATGCTAAATTGTGTAAGAAGAGGCCAATTCGACCTTGAAACTATTTCTCTTCCTTCTTTGAGGAAATTATATCTCTAACTTTTTTAAGATAAACTATGGCATCCCACAATTCCTCAATCGCATCGTCTATCCACTTTGCTGTTGGTTTTGTAGATGTTACCATAGTATTATTAAACTTTTGTATGCCTTTTTCAGATCTTTCGGCAAACTTGTTAAGCAATCCTTGAACTAGAGGATCTTTAGTAAAAGCAAAGGGGCGAACTACCTTGTTTCGCCCCTCGCCTTTACCTTTATCATCCACAGCTAAAATGTAACTCCCATAAAGTAATCGCAAAAGCCACTAACAGAGCAGTAATGTTGGCATCGTACATCCTCCCCTTTGCGAAGGACAATTTTACAGCCTTTGCCCTCCTCAAGTCCTTCATTTTTTAGATACTGTAGAGCTAACTCTTTTGTATCTAGAACTCGTTTTGCTTTTGCAAGACCATCCTTATAGACAGCCCACTTATCACTTCTTGCCCACCTTTCAGTAGGGGTACATAAAGGCAAACTCTTTGATCTCTCCGCATCTTGATGAAACTTGATCCTAGTCTTTATGTAGGATTCTTGCTCATCGGGTGTCCATCTTCTGATCGGGATCATTACTACTTGGTCTTTTGGATAGTTATTACTTCTCTGTACTCCGTGCATAGACCAATCTCTAGCAATGGCTAGGATGTTCAAGGATCGAACCTTAATCTCCTTGCCGTGCATCGTCAGTTCCTTTTGGTTTTTACGGCAAAGAAAATCAAGAACATTCAACTGATTATCCCAATCAGCCTTGCCTTCTTCCAATGCCCGTAAAATTTGCCAAACGGATGTAACCTTAAAATCAATCAACTGACCTTCCTTTGTTAGAAGATCAAACTGACCGCTTAAAGTCCACTCATTAGTAATGTCATTATCCCTATAAAACAGCCTTTTTTCAGCAATATCCTTATGACCTCTCTTTGATCGCTGAAGGATATGATGAACATTCGTACCCAGAAGGGAAAAGATTTGATCGGAAACATCCTTCTCTAATAAATCCCAATTCCTCAATTCCAACACCCTAATTCGAGGCGGTTGAATGATCCTTGTAACTGTAATGTTAGAGCCTTTCGGCTGATAAGGATCATTGCTGACCGCCCTTACAATAGATGCGGGAAGATTGTTTCTATTGGTGTACTTCATTAAAATGGTATGTCATCTAGATCGTCATCCCCACCAGCAGATTCCGTTCCGTTATCTTCCTTCTCAATGCCCTCAAATTCCTTCGCCCTTAAAATTATATTCCTAATGCCTTCGGACAACTGATTGAAGGATTCCCTTTGACCATTTTGATAGTCATCAATGGCAAACGATAAGGAAGGGGTGATTTGTTCGGCTATTTCCGTACCTTTTAACAAAGGCATAAGAGAACCGACCTTGCTTTTACCCTTGTCACTTGTAATAACATTCAGCATACAAGGTACACCGAGCAGTTTGGTGATGTCAAAGCCTTGCTTTTCCTTTTCAGTAAAGGCACGGCCTCTCCAAGATGTTAAATCTATCCCTAAATTAGCTTTTTCGTGAAGAGATAGAGTATACCATTTACTTATTGTCAATGGATCAGTAGTTCCTTCCTTTAATTCCGAAGGTATTTCCCAAATCACTAGGACTTGTCTTTTCCAACTGATTTCCCCATTAAAGTTTTGTTGTTGCGTACCAAGATCAATTACCTTGATGCAACGGGCAGAATAAGTACCCGCTTTCACTTCTTGAAAGCCACTACTCCCGCCCCCACTAGCTATTATGCTTGTCATATTTTACTCCAATTTTAACTAAAGTTAATCAGTACTACAAAGGTACTACACAATCAAGTATTTTGTTGATAAAAGTTAATCTAAATGCTAATAAACCTTGTGGATATGACAAAGAAAACATTGGCACAAAAAAGGCGAGATGAAATAGTATCTAAATATGGGGGTAGAAACCTTGCCCGTATACTAGGTATATCCCATCCCGCAGTTTCAAAGTGGAAGATCATTCCACCATTAAGGGCTTTTCAGATAGCAAACTTGGGGGATTACAAAATGGAGTATATTCGCCCAGACTACGACTTTTCGCCTTCGATTTAGGCGAGTTGAGAACGGGGAAAAAACTTACATAGGATTTCCTCCGTTAAAATTCCCCGTTTTCCAACAATCTGTTATGGCATTGCCATAGCATTGCCATAGCATTGCTAGAAAATCGCTATGCGATCTTATCCCCTTCTACTTCACCTTCACCTTCACCTTCTATTTCACCTTCATATTCATACAAGATAACACTAGACAGCCCTCTCAACTTTTGGTAAGAAAAATATAAATTAACTTTTGTTAAGAAAGGAAAATCTTATGTATATTGACAAACTTGAAATTATTTCGATAGGAACAAAATACATTAAAAACAAGGAAAAGAAAAACCAAGTTTTAAATCATCATTGCTGTGATGATGGTATTATTTTAAAGAAAATTTTACCACTTATAGATGCCTATGATGATGCACATCACGAATCACAGAGCAATGTAACAATAACTGTTGAATTTAGAACCGAATGAGAAGATCAAAATTTGACGAGCAAAGCCCCGCTTTCCAATTTTATTGTAGTGA